CTTGGTCGTGGATCAAAAACAAATAGACAATATTTACCAGATATCCAAGATACAAGACGTAAAAGCGGAATTATTAATGGTCAAACAAGTAAGGCAAAATCTCCTGTATTAAGCGTTGTTGGTGGAGGGGCTAGCGATAATCGTCAAGTTGCCGTAGGTAAAAATGAAACAATTCTTAATAAAAAAACAACTTCAGCACTTCGTTCTGGCAAAGGAGTTTCTGTTCCTGGAATAGGAAGATTTGGACTTATAGGAGCAGATCTGGGTGTTCCAAAAGGACAATCTGTAACATCTCCAGGTATGGCAGTTTCGGCGGTAGAAAAACAATTCCGTGCAGAACAAAAATCATTAAGGCGTCAAATTGAAAAAGTTGAAAAAGAAAAAGTTAATGCATTAAAACAAGAAACAAAAATGATTCAAGAAAAAACAGCAGTAACTGAAAAACAAATTCCACTAACTAAAGAACAAATAAAATCACAAAAGAAAGAGGCAAGAGCAAATCGTTCAACAGCAATTGGTAAGGTTGCAGGCCCTGTTGCTGGAATTGCGGGTATTGGAGCAATGGCAGGATTCATGACTGGTAATAACAGTATGGGTATGGCAATGATGGGTATTTCTGCTCTTGCAACCATTGCACCTATGTTAACAAATCCATTAGGAATTCTTGTAGGAATTTTGGCTACCGCATCTGCAGGATTTTTATTATACACAAAGATGTTAAAAAATGCAAGAGAAGAAGGAATGAATCTTGCAAAAGCAATGTCAATGTCTGCAAGCAGGGTAAAAGGTTTGTCAGTCTTATCTGGACAAATAAGTGCTTCAGAAATACAGGCTAAAAAAAGACAAACTACTTTAAATCCTTTGGGTGAGCCACAAAGAAAATTTGGTCAAAATGTTTTGCAGTCAGAAGAAGGAAAAAATATTTTATCAGATGTAGAACGTTTAGTAAAACAAAATTTTTCTACACAACAAATTGGTAAAATACTTGGAACAAATTTAAGTCAGGCAGTATTGCAAGGAGCAATATCTACAGATCAAGCAAGAAGTATTGCTTCAGCACTTGGAGAACAAATAGGTAGTTATGACATACCTTTAAACGTTAGCGCAAAAATAACTCAGTTAATGGGCCCTAATGGAGAAAACTTAAAAGACAATCCTTTACAGGTTGCTTTAGCAATTAAAAAAGAAAGTATGAAAAATGTTACAGAGGCTTTTGATATTTTTAAAGCAGGCAAAAAAAATCCATTACTGGCGGGACTTTCAATACCAGAAAAAACAGGAGGACTTTTTAGTCTAACTTCTATTCCATTTGGTGATACAATTAAACAAATTTTTAATCAGAAAAAAGAAAACGCAAAACTTGATGCAGCAGGAGTTCAATTAGGGTTTGAGGTAATTGGTCAAAATCAACAATTGCTAGATTCAGTTAATGAACAATACGATAAAAAAATTAAACTAGCAAAAACAGAAAAAGAAATAAATGATTTACAAATAAAAAGAAAATCCGATATCGACAGACTAAATGCAGAAAATAGTAAAACTTTAACTGAAATTATTGAAATAAGTAAAAGTTTATCTGACGATGCATTTAATACTACAGTCAAAGAATCTTTGGATTCTAGAATTAAAGATGCATCTGCTGTAACAAAAGCATTAAACAAAGTAGCATCGGAAAAAGTTTTAAAAGTAAAAGATCAAACGCTTAGGAGAACTTTGCAAATTGGTCTTGCATCAGAAAATGGTTTAACCCCACAAGCCATAATAAGTCTTACATCTTTTGTGGCAAGTTCTGAAACCGCTAGTAAATCAATTGATTTTTTTATTAAGGCAAACGGTCTTGCTGAATTAGAAACTTTAACTGCAATATTTGGTAAATTTACAGGCAATGAATTCGGGAAAGACATGACTCCAATTACGAGGGAGTTTATAACAAAATATATTAACGAAAACAGTATAGGACTAAAAGATGATCTTGCAGCATTGTCTGCACTAGGAAATTTTAAAGAACAATATTTAGTTACACTAGATGTAAACTCTAATGGTGTAGAAGATCTTCAATTAGCAACAAAATCTTTAGGATTAATTAAAAATTTTCCAGACAAAATTGATAAAAAATTTCTTGCTACAACAATTGACCCAGAAGGTAATTTTACACAATTTGCAAAAGATTTTGATGTTTTGAGTCAGGGTAAAGATAAAATAAGTAAATACTTATATGTTAATTATCAGTTAGGCTTGAATGATCCTAACTTAATAGCAGCAGCAAAAGCCGCTAAAATGACGGTTCCAGAATATATTGCACAAGGATATAATGAGGCTCTTGCTAAACCTACAATAAGTACAGAGCCAAAAGATTCAGGACAAAGAGATACAACTTTAGACGAACTCCTTAAAAGATTGAAATTAGTAAGAGACGCATCAATTAATGCTCGTGGTGGAATTGACGAACTAAGAAGGGTTATGAATTCTGCAGGAGGAGATATTAAAATATTTAAAGGAATTAATCAACAACTTCGGGCGCAAGGAATAAACAAAGATCTTCTTGATTTTATTTCTGATTTAGATCCAGCAATTCAAAAGAAATTTATAACAATTAAAAATGGTATTGTTTCAATAACTGCAGATGGTAAAAAATTAGCAAAAGCGTTAAATGAAGCAGTGCTTGGAGAATTAGAGGATTCATATAAAGATCAAATTCAAGGACTAAGAGCACAAAGTGCAAAATTTACAGAATTAAGGGCTGCTGGATTGTCTGCTGCAGAAGCGTTAGAAATTGTTACAAACGAACAAGTTGCCCTTGCTTTTGCAAGTGGTAAATCAAAAGAAGAAATTGATAGAATTATTGCTGGACTAAGAGAACTTAAAAGAAATGAAAAACGAACACAAGATATAATAAGCCCTGCAGAACGGATAAAAAAAGAAGTAAGTATGGCAATGGAATATTTTGATGTTCTTGAAAGAGAAGCAAAAAATATTTATGAACCACAAATAAACGCTGTAAATAAATTAATTGAGGCTAACGAAAAACTAATCGATATACAGGAACGCAAACTAGATTTTGATGTTGACAAACCAATAGCATTGCTTAATGCACAGTCAACAATATTAAATCATGATTTAAGTTTAATTGACAAAGCCGCTGAAGCAATTAATAAAAAATACGATGCACAAGAAAAAGCATTGCAAGATATATCTGATATTCAAGACGATATTGCCGCTAAAGAATCATCAAGAATTACAATTGCAGATGCTTTAACTAGGGGAGATATCTCTGCTGCAGCAAAAGCAATACAGGAACGAAGAGCAGAAGAAGCAAGAAAAGCAAAAGAACGGAGTGCTAATGCACTACAAGTAGCAAGAGAAAAACAACTTGGTGTATTAAAAAATTCTAATGGATTAACACGAACACAAATTGAAGAAAAACTTTATACAATTTCAGAACAAGTTTATGCACTTGAACAAGAAGCAATTCCTATTAATGCTGAAATTTTAAGACTTCGAGAAGCAAACTATCAAATAGAACAATTACAACTAGTCCCATTGCAAAATAAACTTAAACTAGAACTTGACGCAATTCAAGCACAAAAAGATAAATGGGATGCTGTGGCTTTAGGGGTAGATGGTGCAAGGGTTAGAGGTGTAGAATATCAAGCAGTTTTACGTGGTCATGAAGATACGCTAATAAGAATGAAAAAGTTGTGGGATGGAATTACAAGTAAAGAGTTAGGCGCTGCTTCACTTACTACATTTGCTGATCCAGCAGCAGAAACAGATGCAGAAAAAGCAGCAAGACTAACAAAACAACTTAATGATGATACTGCAGAAATAGGAACACAAATTGCAGACTTAACAAATATTATGAAGGATTTGCAAAAAACTCCTATATCAACACTTTCTACCAAAAAAGACACTGTAAACAATCAAGTGTTGTCTAGTGGTCTTTATGGACCAACACCAGCGCTGCTTCCAAAAATAATTTCTAGTGCAAGTGCATCTGGTCCAAGGGGTGGTGCATATACAATAATCCCAACTCCAAAAACCGCACCAATTTCTTATCGTAGCAGAGCCATGGGCGGCGTAATCCCTAAAGTAAGATATGAGCCCATCCCTTCTCAAATCCAAGGTTACAATCGGGGCGGAGTAATTCCAAAGTATTTTGTTGCTGGAGGATATTCTAGAGGAAGTGATACAGTTCCAGCAATGCTTACTCCTGGAGAGTTTGTTGTTCGTAGAAATGCCGTTGAGTCATTTGGAGTAAATAATCTTAATAAAATAAATGATGGCTCTTACGGTGGATCCTCAGTGTATAATTATAGTTTGAACGTAAATGTTAAGTCTGATTCAAGTCCCGACGATATTGCAAGGACTGTTATGACACAGATTAAACGAATAGATAATCAAAGAATTAAGGGGCAAAGGTAGTGGCAACCTCAGCGTATATTTCGGGTAGAAAGAGGTATCAGAGACCACAATCAATCCTATGGTCAGAGAATGCTGGAACCTTGAGTAATGGCCTCTACGTGCCAACTGGACAAGAAATAGGGGCTAATTCAAGCCTTACCACAGGCGGTATTAATCAATTTTTAATCTTATCAGATCACAACAGAGAAGACATGTCATTTAACTCAGAAAGAATAGAAAAACGTGAAAGAACAATCAATGGTAGGATGAGGTCTTATCACATTGCAGATAAACTTACAATGAGTGTATCTTGGAATAATTTGCCATCCCGTGCATATTCTAACAAAGCAGATTTTGCCTCAACTGGATTATCTCCCAATAAAGGAACAAGTTCAGAGTTTACTGCAGATGGTGGAGCAGGAGGAGTTGAGGTTTTAGATTGGTATGAAAGCCACCAAGGTCCTTTTTGGATGTATCTTGCTTATGATAAATATACTAACTTTCCAGTTGATGGAGCAACCACAGATGCATCCTTTGGACACTTAGGCAAATACAATCAAATAGTAGAAGTTTATTTTTCTGATTTTAATTACAGTGTTGTAAAACGTGGTGGAACTAATCACGACCTTTGGAATATTTCGGTATCTCTGGAAGAGGTTTAAATTGTTTGTAAGTCAAGAACTAAAAACTCATTTTGAAACATCTCCAACAATTCAAACAAGATCTCTAGTTCTTGCTGAGTGGAACATGAATATGCCAGATAATATTTTTCATGTTGGAAATTATAGATATAGACCTACAGGCAGTGAAGTTAAATTTCAAACACTGCCGTCATCTTTTGATTCATTAGATGAGGGCGATTACTATACTGATGCAACAGACTCTGAAATATCTATAAATGGTGGGGTAGATGATCAAGACCTTCCACAACTGTTTACATCAATAGAACAAAAAAGAAAATTACTATACTCCCTAGAAGATTGTTTAAAGCCATTTAGGCCAAGATCTGGAATTAACAAACCTTTGTTTTTTGATAGAAGTAATCAATACCTTTCAAACTC